CGGTTATGATACCAATCACCACAAAAAATTACATCTTTGATATTGTGTTGTTTAATCTCTTTAACAAACCAACGACACCAGTCTAATGCAATAGTATGCCACTGACCTGAATCATTATGAACACCTAGATGTAAATCAGAAAATATTGCAACCTTTGGATTATTAATCATAGTTCTGGTTATAACTATCGTCCCCATCCTCGTCATCAGGTTTTACATAGATATACGAGCTCATTTCTGGGTCAGTCATCATAGATTGATACATTTGAGACTTATATTCATGTATTGTATCATGATGTTTCTTTTCTTTTTTAATGCGATTAATGAAAGCATGAAATGCAATCGTGGTAAAGTATGAGAAAGGATTGGATCCTGTACTAAAATCATACTTTTTATTCTGAACTGCATTATACATCTTTACTAATGCATCTCCAATCATATCTTCTTTATAGGTATAATTGATAAATGATGGTAAAAAACTTAACCCTGTTGCAATTTTCTTAATATACACGCCGAGATCTTCTGTCATGACATCAGAATCGTAGTATTTTTTGAGAGCTACCTTAAACTCTTCAGGGTTGACATAATATTGAGCTTTGTTTTCTTGCTTCGCCATAATGAACTATATTATAATAATTAAATTAATCAACATTCTCTTATATTTTTTTCAGAAAATTGTATTTTTTCGCGTTGGTAAATGTTTTTTCTAGCTTCACCATGTTCGTTCCCGTATCGTAAATTATCAACCAGGTCGAAAATATACAGTTTTGATTTGGAAGGGTGTAATCTCAGCCCACGTCCAATAGATTGTACAGTGCGAATAAAGGCTTTACCACCAGCTGCAAACATGATTAGGTGTAAATTCTTGATATTTACACCTGTTGAAAATATAGAACTTAACGCGACACACACGACATTGTTGTTTTTTTCTATGATTTCCTTGATCTTTTCCCGTTCCTCCACCTCAACTTTTCCTTGAATAAAGAAAACCTTTTTGGAAATACCTTTGAGATGTTCCATTAAAATTTCCCCATGTCGTATATGGTTGATCAAAATGAGGATATTGTTGGGAAATTTTTGAGATATTTCCTTAATTGCATTGTTCCTAAAATTTGATTCGTAGAGGAAATCAAGTTCATCGCGGTAGTTCATTTTAGGAACAGGCTTGTAATTGATATTAATACACTTAACTTCTACGTTTGTAAGGTAGTTTTCCTGTCGTAATTCGTAAGAACTCTTCTCATATATAACTGGTCCAAGTTTTCCTAAAACAGCCCAACGGTCTCCATTTTTATCGGGGAGTGTTCCTGTGAAACCATATTTGTGGGGAGTGAGTATTTTGGAAATAAGTTTTCCTGATACATCCGCCTTCATTTTATGGCATTCATCTACAACAAGTAAATCAATATGTTTTAACCACTCATTTTCCTCAAATTTTCGTTGTAGTATACCAATATTAACCACAAACACATTAGATGTTAAATCTGGTTCATGTTTTCCTGTCCATTTTGTTGGTTTAAATGTTACACCATATGAAAGGAAATCATTGTATGTTTGAGTAACAAGCCCTAAGTCTGGTACAACAACTAAACATTTAAATGTAGGTTTTTTGATAGAATTTAAGTAGTAATTTTCTATTAAGGTTGCAGTTGTAATAGTTTTACCCGCTCCTGTACCCATTAAACATATACCCCGTCCAGTTTTAAGAGCTAACTTTACAACATCTTCTTGATATTCTCTTAGCGTGTTACCATCAGCTTTAAGATTGTTATAGTATGTAAAGTCATACTGTTTTGTTAGGTAATTTGAAAGTATGGGTGTAACAGAAGTTGAAGGAACAACAATATTACACTCATGAAGATATTTGTTAATTTCCCAAAACATACCTACTTCACACTGACCTGTAGGTGTTATGACATATTTTCTGCTAGGAATAAATTTATTCCTTCGCTTCATAAAAGAATGACCTTCGTATGGATAACTAAAGTGTTCCCTTACCTGTTTAAACAATTCAGGTTCGCATTGAAATATTAGTTTGTTATTTTTTAAATCAAAAATCATAACGTCTCTAACTTCTGAAGTTCTATAACGTTGCGGACCTCCCAGTGCATGCTACCAAATATCTTTTCAACCTTTTCCAAATATTCGACCACGTTGGTTAAATCTCTTTTCTTTTCTTTGATTGCAGCAAACTCTTCTTGTTCTTCGATGAGGTTTAAAACGGTTTTATCTGACAAAGTAACAGGTGACTGTTCTTTAATTTTTGTAGCTAAAATCTTAGTTATCTTTTTTTCTTTATCAGATAACTCTTGTAGTTCACGTTTTGCTTCAATTAACCTAGCAACCCAGAAATGTTTTTTTGCTGGTAGTTTTAGCTGTGTTTCTTTGATATTAAAGTCATTCAATACGAGGTCTTGTTCGACATCTTTTATATATTTACTAAGTAGACTCATAGCAAATGATAAATACTAATAACGTGAAATCAACTTTTAAAGACCGCTTTTTACAACTACTTGATGAAGAAAATGTAGCAGGTGGAGCAGCATCTGTATTTGGAGCAGGTGTGGCTGCAGATGGTGGTATATATAATCCAAATGCTGGTAGATTTACCTCAAATGATTCTATATATGCTCCTGGTGACGCAAGATTACCCAAAGCTTTGGGTGGAGTACAACGCAGATCTGGTATAAGTAAAAAGCGACGCAAATTTAAAAAACGCCGTCGTAATAAATTATGACAGATTTTGGACATTGGTCAAACGTAACAGAAACACCCGAAGCCCCATACGGATTTATTTACAAGATAACTAATCTTGTTTTAAATAAATGTTATATCGGTAAAAAACAGATGGTATCAGTTAAAAAAATGCCACCTCTTAAAGGTCGTAAGAATAAAAGACATAAAGAGGTTGAAACTGATTGGCGTACATATTCAGGTTCATCAAATGACTTAAATGCTGATATTGAAAAATACGGTAAAGAGAATTTCAAATTTGAAATTCTCATGTTTTGCAATAGTAAGTGGGAACTTGCTTACTATGAATCAAAAATTCAATTTGAATTAGATGTATTAGTATCTGAAAACTTTTATAATGGTATTATTAATTGTCGTATTGGAAAAGCGCCAAAAAGTCATATAATACAAGAATGACGTGTAAAATAGCACATAAAGGTGTTTTGTTTGTTGACTTTTTACAATTTGTGCAAGATAATTGCTGCAAAACTTATATTCAAACTTTGCAAACATATAATCTACCAAATGATATAACTAACAAAGATGTTACAGCTATCTTTTATCATACAATATTGCAATGCATTATCTCATATTTTACCTCTTTAAAAACTCATGATAAAAAGATATTTTATGTGAATAAGACCAAATTACAAAAATGCTGCCTTGTTGGTGACAATGATTTGATTATATTCTTGCAGTTTTTTGTAAAATTTATCAAAACTATAAAGACAAAGTTAAATTTAATTGTTATTTGCGAAAACCATTCACTCAAAAAATATGTTAGCCTTTTAGATACAGACGTTAATGTTAATGAAAGTTTTCATAAAGCTCTTATAGTGAAAGAGTTATCAGCTGAAAAAATATACAAGTTTCTCGAAAAATGCGGGTTAAAACAGCTGTCAAAAACATATAAGCGAGATGTCAATGTAAAATTCTGGCTTAAATAATAAATAATTTTATGTCGAAATTCTTAGATTTAGTGAATGAGTTTTCACGTTCAGTATCAGTAACACCTACAGAGCCAACAGGTAATTTGATGGGGTTGTTCACTAAACTATGTGATACATTGCAGGTTAATTGTGAGCAAACTAGTGATGGGCTTTTAATAAAAATACCTGCAGAAGAAGAAAACCAAGATATATCTAAATATACTTCAACAACTGCTATTGATAGTAATGTTGAAGGATTAGCTAGCAAAGCTAATGTTGCGTCTCGTCTATTTGGCACCACAGCTGGCCAAGCAAAGACAGCAGTAAAAGATAGAGCTAATCTAGCACCGCAAATGGTAAAAGCATATCAAGATATTACCAAACAGATTAAAGCTGCGTTAATTAACATGAATAAACCTTCCACAACAGTATGAAAAAGACTTTACAAATAATCGAACAAACCTATAAATTGCTTGAACAAGATGCTCCTCCAGCTGATGCTGCAGCTTCTCAACCTGACCCAACTATGCCAGCAGAAGCTCCTCCAGCTGAAGGTCAGCCTGAAGTGGAACCATTAACATCAGAGGGTGAGGTTTCTCTTATCAAAAAATTAGTAACTTTAATTAAGTCTGTTGTTGCTACGACCCCAGATGACAGTACACGTACAGAAATTTCCAACTTTAATGTTGATAGTGTAACACCTCAAAACGCACGCGATATGCTTGCAAAATTTGAAAATATGCTTATTACAAACAAAAGTGATTTTGAGACATCTCAAGTAGACAACCAGTATGGATTATAATTTAACAAAACTTTACGAAAAAGTTTACGATAATAAACGCTTTGTAGCGAAAAAAACTATATCTCAAATATATAAAGAAGACGTGAATGTAACATTTCAACCTGAAGGTGGTCCCCCAACAGTATATACCCTACCGGATTTATATGCAAAAACCTTGATGAAAAAAATCAAGGTTGAAACAGCTGAAGGCATTGATAAACCGGTTGATAGTATTTTTGTACAAGGTGGTTGGGGAACAAAACAAGACGCCCCAAAAGCAGTATTTAAAAATATTATTATTAACAGTGATTACGACCAAAGTGCTGATCTTATCAATTATTTAGCGGAAAATAAATCCAAACTTTTAGAGTTGAATGATATTACGACTGGTAGTGTTGTTAACTTTGTTGATACTATTATTGCAAAGCTACCACAACAGTTTAGAACAGAAGGTCTTAGTGATTTTATTAAAGCTATTCATTTGAATGTTATGCCAGGTGCATCAACTAATGTCGGTTTAGGTGAAGGAACGTTTTCTATCTTCGGAACTGCTATGAAAGGTAAGTCGGGGGATCTTCAGTGGAGTGGTAAAGAAGTTGAAATCAAAACAAACGGTAGTTCAAACGCTGGCGCGGTTTTAGGTGGTGATGGGTTTATGAACAAAATTACGTCAAGGCTTGAGTTTATATCAGATTATACACCACTTAAAACTTCACAGTTACAATTATTATTAAGTAAATTAAATAACGCAAAGCAGGCGTTTGATGCCAAAGTTAAAAACATGGGTAAGGTTTTTGATGAGTTTAAAAAGGTATATAATGATTATGAATTATTTGCTGCAGAAAAGCTAAACAAAACAGTAAGATCAGCAACTATAGATGACATGTTCACTCGACCTGTTACCCGTGATTTTACTTTTATAGTAAGACCGAAACCAGGGTTGCCTACACTTTATGATGCATTAGTTAGTAGAATCAAGGATGATATCAATAAGGCTAATGAAAGGGGGGCGAACCTACCATCACAAATATCAAGTATGTTAGCAGCTGAAGGTGGTACTGACTTATTTGTTAAAGTATTTGCAAATCTTAGAACATATGAAAATACAAACATTGATTTCGAATCGCAGCTTAGACAGTTTTTTAAATCCCACAACCCTGTGGGATTCGACCCAAAAACAAATTATCAAAATTTCTCAAGACTAGTTGGTTCTATTGCTATTATAAGCTACCAAGAACATATTGGATTTAACTATATAACTGCTGGTAATGATAGAACATTTAATATTGCTGTTATCAACTGTGAATCAGGCAATATATCTGATGTTTATAATCAGCTATTAAGTATACCTGAAGTTCAATTTGATTTGGATATTGACGTTTATGAAGGCGGGGCATTTAAATCACAAACTGTATTTGCAAAATCACCACGTATCATTTTAAAATAACATGACAACATTTAAAGAATTTTATCAATTAATTTCAGAAGGTGGTGCAGCTGGTCACATGGCTCATCCATTTGATATACCTTCTATTACAACTGGTACACAATTAATTAACGCTTTTAATAAAATTTGGAAGAGTGTATCCAAAACACCTGCATCTGTTAAAATCGATGGTGTAAATGTATCTTTCAAAGTGGTTGGTAATCAGTTTGCCCTTGATAGAGGTTCAATGAAACCAATTGATGTTGAAGGTATAACCATCGATCGAATCGGTGAGCGATTCCCAGAAGGGCATGGTATGAGAGATGCAGCAACTACAATGTTGTCATTTTTGAATGAAGCTTTTCCCGATTGTTTACCGGAATTAAAAACACTAGGATTACTCAAAGATCCCACAAAGTTTATTAATTCAGAATATGTGAGTGGTGGTAAAACCAATGTAATGCAGTATGACAAAAACTTTTTAGCATTTCATGGTATTAATAAATTTCAACAAATAACACCAACAAGAAGAGAATCAAGTGAAGTACCGTATAGTCGCGCAGCTTTAAATAAACTAGCTAAAAAAATAAAACCTTATGCAGCAAAGTATGGATTTGATGTTGTTACTTCAGTACCCACAGAAGTAAAGGGGCAGCCTAATTTTATTAACGTGTTACAACAACCATTCACCATTAACTATGGTGAAAACAACACAGTTACAAAACCGTTAGGGGAGTGGCTCAAACAAGCAAAAAATCCATTTGGTTATATGATAAAAACAACTGATGGTAAAAAAATTGGTGCATTATCAAAACAGGTATACATGACCCTATTAAATGGCACACCATTAGATCAATTTATAGCTGATAAAAAAGATTTTAAGCCAGCAATTGATGGAGCTGCGTTTTATCACGCAACAAGAGTTCTCGGTAATGAAATTCTTAATAATCTTACATCAGAAATGGGTGATATTACCAACCACGAAGGTGTGGTTGTAAGAGATGTATTCTCAAGACCAGTTAAAATCACCGGTGAGTTTATCGTAAGAGGTTTAGAAAGTGCATTTAGAAAATGAAATCATTTAAACTATTTTTTGAACAAGATCAAAGACCACGTACAATTGCAGTCTATGCAGGTAGATTTCACCCGTTTCATATTGGACACGCCGGTGTATTTAAACAATTAGTAGATCGTTTTGGTTCTGAAAATGTATATATCACAACAAGTGGTAAAGTTGATCCACCTAAAAGCCCGTTCACATTTCAAGATAAAACGGTTATGATGAAAGCAGCTGGTATACCTGAAGATCATATCATTGAAGAAGTATCGCCATATATGCCTAAAAATTTAGCTAATCAGCTAAATTTAGATCCAAACCGTGATTTTATTGTTTTTGGTATTGGTCGTAAAGATATGGCAGAAGATCCAAGATTTAGTTTTAAGCCGTTAAAGTCGGGAGCACCTAGTTATTTTCAACCATATGATTCAAAAAATTATGAACCTTTGGGTAAACATGGTTATATTTTTCCTGTTAATGATATAAATTTTAAAGTAAATGGTGAAAGCATGAAAGGAGCAACTCAAATTCGTGCTAAATATATTCAATCAACAGATAACGAACGAAAAAATATACTCAAGACATTATACCCAGATGCAAATGATATGGTTATATCTGTAATTAAGAATATTTTCGACTCTAAACTTAAATAATATAAATGAAACACAAAGACTCGCTAAAACTTCAATCTCTTTATGAAAACGCTATTTTTGTAGCGAGAGCTGTTGATTTATCACCAGAGACTCACCAACCAGGTATGGCTAGTGATGCAGAAGGTCACAACGTAGAAGAAAAAGACCCAAGTGAAATTCATATGGCAAAAGCTGAACTTAAAAAGCTTGCAGAATATTCTCACAAATTATATGATATGATTGATAGCGTACCTGGATTGGAAGGTTGGGTGGCATCTAAAATCACCAAAGCATCTGACTACATTTCATCAGTATATCATTGGTTGGAATACGAACACCAAGATAAATCTTGTGGTTGTGAATAATATATGATTAAATTTAAACAATACTTTTATGAAAAAACCGTCGTTGGTCTCATCGAGACCATCTTTATAAACGGTATTGGTGAAGTTGAAGCTAAAATCGATTCTGGTAATGGTGCATACAATGTACTACACGGTATTAATATTGAGACTAATGGTGAAATGGTTTCATTTACAACCATTAATAATAAAAAGATTGAAAAGCCTATAGCTGAACACGTTACAATCAATGTAGGTGCAGGTAATTTTGAAGATAGACCAGTTGTATTATTTGATATTAAAATAGGTGAGCAAAACTTTGATAATGTCAAATTTTCCATTGGTAACAGATCTAACAACGAATATGGGGTGTTAATCGGTAAAGACTTTATTAGAAATGACCTAGATGCACTTATTGACGTTGACGGTAGAAACATGTTTGCAAAACATATCGAAGTAGATTATGAATAATAACGACAGCATCAATTTATCTTTATTATGGGAAAGCATTCACGCTGATGATGCTAAGTTTGAAGAATTTGCACAAACCCGTCATGATGGTGCTGCAAAGATTGCAAAGAATGCAAAAGAAAAAGGTGGTCCAGCAATGCTAACATACCACCACTTCAATGTTAAATTGCCATATTATAAAAAAGCAGCTCAAGGTAAGTTTGATGTTGATGATGCTAAAAAAGAACTCAAACAACTTACTAAGCATTTAAATGATGCTGTAGATGGTAAAGTAAAATTAGAACAAATTGAATTCCAAAAAAAGGTTGGTATTATCGAAGTTCTAGGTGAACTACTTATTAAATTGCAATAAGTTAGCAATGATAATTTATAAATCTCTGACTTGCGCGAGCTGTACTATTACCTTTGTTCTTTTGTTTAGACTTTAACGCTCTCGCTTTCGAACAAGTCATCTTACCTTTGACCTGTCTCTTTAGTATACCCGGTCTTACAGGGTCGTGAATATTTTTCTTTTCAGTGATATTAAAATATTCAGCAAAGGTAATCATATCTTTATTTATTAAATATATTTAGTATGTCATTTAATTCTAATATAACAAACAATTATCAAACCTTAGAATATGGTAAATTTGTTGAAATTGTAAATAACACTCAATTTCCTCCCATATCTGTTGTTAGATATTCTGGTGGGTCTACACCTCCTCTTACATCCACAGAAGTATATTCGAAATATGCCATATTAGTTAAAAATGTAGATGATACATCTACGAATTACACTGGTAATTTCAATTTAGGTAGTGATGCGTTTGGTCGTACACGTGTATCTAGCCCTCTCACACTTTTTGATTCTTCACATAGATATTCAGATAATAGTCTTTGGTCTACTTTGACTGGTGGTACAACGTTTGGTTCTGCTTCTGCTGTTTTTAATCAAAATCAAGGTCTCATAGAAATGAGAGTTAATTCACTTAGTGGTTCTAAGGTTTATAGAGAAACAACAAAGGTATTTTCATACCAACCTGGAAAGTCATTGCAGGTAATGAATACCTTTACGTTTAGCCCTTCAACAACCAATCTTAGACAGCGTGCTGGTTATTTTGGCACAGATAACGGTATATACCTTGAACTGGATGATAGTAATCTGTATATGGTAGAACGTTCTTTAGTAACCGGTACAGTTACATCAAATCGTATTAATAAATCTCAATGGAATGTAGATAAACTTGATGGCACTGGTCCATCTGGATTAGTATTAGATATTACTAAATCTCAAATTATGTTTATGGATATTGAGTGGTTAGGTTTAGGTACGGTAAGAACAGGATTTGTTATCAATGGTCAATTTGTACCTTGTCATTATTTTAACCATGCAAATCTAATAGATTCAACTTATATCACCACAGCATCGTTACCTCTTAGATACGAAATAGAAAATAAAGCAGCTACATCTGGTCCAAGTTTGATGAAGCAAGTGTGTAGTACAGTGATATCAGAAGGTGGTTACGAATTAAGAGGTTTACAACAAACCATTGGAACATCGATTACTGCTGCTAAAGTTCTTACATCTAAAGGTGTTTTATATCCAGTAACTACTATTCGACTCAAGTCTGGTAGACTTGATGG